TTTATATATAATTTTAAGTAAGTACTATTTGGTGTTGTTGCTACAATATCATTTATTGAGTATTCGTCACCATTTATAAAAATTGAGTACTTACCAAAGTTCTTTTTAAAGTTTCTTAAATCAGAAACATTGATTTCAGATGCGTTTATGTTTTTATCAGCGTTTGTTGAATAATCAATTCCAAGTGGGTTTCTTATAGCTGTTAATACAACGTCCATTTCTGTCTCATCTTCTACTGAATCATACTGTATATTTTCGACTGTATTTCCTTGGGTAAAATTTCTTCTAGTTTTTTGTACATCAAGGGCTGCTGGAAAATAGTTAATAATCCTTGTAATCGAATTTGAGAATCTTAATGTTAGTGATCCATATAATGTAAAGTTTGTAACCCTTGTTAAATCATAGTTTGGGTATATCTGAAAGTTGTTTGCAACAAGTTGTCTAGATTCTTCAACATTTGTTATGTTCATCGTATCTAGTGATATTGGGTCTGAAAAAGACCCAATTATAAATTCTCTATCTTGTTTTTCAGTAATACTTGTTGTAAACTCGAAATTTCCTTGTGTAAATCCTCCCCCATCAACTAGTTGAAACCCTACTAGATTGTCAGAAAAGGACCCTTGGCCCGAGGCTTGTGGTGGACAAGTAAATTTGTTCGACATTATGCAACTATATTATTAAATGCTTTACTAAAATCTATATTCGTTCCTCGATCTTGTCTAACCTCATATAATAATTCATTAAACTGATCTCTAATTTCGTATAGATTGTATTGTTTATATATATTATTTTCGTTGTCGTAAATAGTATAAACGCCATCATCAATAGATTTAGTTTGATTACCATATAGAGCAATTGCTAATGTTGATATGTCGTGTTCTACCATCTCAACTTCTGTTGTTATTGGGTTAAAGAAAGTATTTGTTATAATTATATCTTGATTTGGTTGACCAATAAATGGTGTTGCGTTTGGTTTATTTGTTGGTGATGCTGATGGCGATAGTGTACAAAAAATTAAATTAGAACTAGCTTCAACATATCTATATCTAATAGCTTTTTGTGATGTATTTGTTAAGTTTTGGTAAATTGGTTCACAGTAAAATGAAGATGTTATTAGTCTAAAGAAATTTGGTATTTTTGTACCATTTTCGTTTAGGTATTCAACTCTAAACCCAACTAATCCTTGATTTACAAACTTATTTCTAAATTGTGGTGGTACACCATTTATATCAATAACAATACCTTTAACATTTGGTAGAGCGGATAAAACGCCACAATCAGTTATTTTAGTTCTAATTTCAGCCGGTCTAATATATAGGGTGTATATTCCTAATTTGTTAAAAACATCAGCTGGTAGTTTTAAATTATATAAGCCACCTAAAATTTCAACATCTGCGTTACCCCCAGTTTGTGAATTATGGAAGTATGGTCTCAAAACTTCTTTTGAGTTTAATTTTGTTAATAGAAAATTGTCAGTATCGTCTCTAGATGGTGTGTAATTTAAGATAATTTCAACATCATCTGGACTTACATCTGCCGGTCTAATCGTTCCATAAGTTCCTGTTGCCACGTTTAGTTATTTATTTAAGTTTATCTATTTTTATAAATAGTATATTTAATATTTTTTGACATTAAAGTATCCATAACCATATTTTGATATGTCACCTAAATTATCAACCTCACCAAGTCTTTGTATTGCTTCTAGACCAGATATTTTTCCTCTTTCGACAAATAAATTAGATTGTATCTGTGGTTCATCAATAACATTTAATAAAGCTTCATTTTTAGTTAATGCTGATAATGTATAATTGTCATCAACAATACCATATGATGTAAAAAAATATATCGTTTTACCATTTGGGAAATCCCAATATAATATGTCGTTTATTGTATATGCTGTATATGAATTTGTTGGGTCTGGTCCATATACAATACCAGAATTACCAGATGTCCCTGTTACTGGTACATTTAGCTTATATTTACCACCAAATAAATTATATTTTGGTCCATATTGTGCTAAATCGGTTAATGAGCTCTTTGTATAACCTGTTATTACAAATGGTGTTGTTGTGTATCCGCTTGAATTATAGTCTTCTATATTCGTGTTAGAGTCTCCTGTAAATATGTAGTCGTAACTAACTGGTGTGCCAGTCCAATTACAACCTACAGCGGTAAAATAAGCGGTACCATTTGGGTTTGGTATTGTAGTTCCTGTAAATGGGACTATAACTTCTTTTTCTACTGTCGATATTCCCCAAGGAGAATAACTTGTCATTTTTATAGTATAGGTATTATTTCCAATTGGGTATGTGTGTGTTATTGGGGTATAACTAGTTATTGTTGTTTGTGGTGTACTATCACCCCAGTCAACAATAAAAGTATTTAATGATAAGAACTTTTTAAAATTTGTTTGTGACGTATTATAAAATATTATGTCATATGGTGATGCGGTATTTGCTGTAAATATAAAATTATTTACTAGTTCTTTTTGGTATATAGCTCCATCAAATGGCGTATAATAACCAAGATCATTTACATTTTCAGTAAATAATAGTGGTATTGTAAGACAACTTAATAAAGATTCCCCATTTGTACCGCCGCTTAAAACAGTTGACATTGGTAAGTACACTCCGGTATCTCCAGTTATATTATTAATAGTTGTTGATGTTATTGGACAACAAGGATCTATAGTAACTGAAATATCTGTTTCCCCAGTATATGGTACAGTTACTAAATCACCTATTATATTTTCTGGTGATATTCTAAAATAATATCTTTGTTGTTGCATTATGGGTTAACGTATTGATACCAAAGTATTGGGTTTATGTCATCACCAACTCTATTGTTTGTTTGTGTTGATTTAACTTGATATGTTGTGTCGTTATAATCCAATTCTACTTTATAATAAAAATAGTCTTCACCATTAAATGTATAATAATTACCTAAAAGTGTTGATTGTGGTCTATTCATCATAGTTATGAATTTACCAGTTCTAGCATTAAAAAATTTTGCCGACATATAAAATTCATCGATATCTAAATATGCTTGTTCTCTTAACCAATAAATAAAAAACCCTTCTTTATCACCAATATAATCTAATCCATATTTTGGTTTTCTTATTTCAACGTTTGTTAAAAATGGACTAATTGTTACGGTGTCAAATTCACCTTGTTGTACTGGTAGTATTATTGTAAAATAGTTTTTTTGTGAAGCTTCGGTTTTTGTATCATAGAAATCTAGTTTAAAAAATGACTTGGTGAATGGTTTTACGTATGAATATATTTCATTGTTTGAGAAACCTAATGGTATATATGAGTTTGTCCAAGATGTTACATTTGATATTGTTTGTCCTGTGTTAAAAAAATAAAATTCATAATTTATTTTAGTAATAAATTGATTTAAGGTGTTTGATAAGTACTCTTTGTGTGCAAACCTAGATAGTTCAAAATCAATTGGTTTACCAACAACCTCTTCAACAACTGATTTTTGATATTCGTCAATTGCTTGATCTCTTTCTGAAAAATCCCATTTTATTTCAAGTGGGATATCCAATTGTTTATCAATTGTTGGTAATGTTAATTTATATTTATTCACAGCCATCGATTTCTGGGTCTACTATTTCGTTTATGTTTGGTAATCCAATTCCTTCTGGAAAAACTCTAAAAATTGTGTTTTGATATGGATAATGTTTACCATTTGTAAATGGATAATCAACACCTAAATTTTCTGTATCTATATAACCAAATGGAAAAATATCTCTCCACCTAAAACCATTTGATGCGTTTGAGTAAAAGGCGTAATCAGGTATTCCAACAACTTCCGCGTCTGCGTCTGCTTCCTCTATATAATCTGAATAAACTTTTATTGTTATTGGGTTGTGTGGGTAGTAATAATATCCATATTGATTGTTTTGGAATGCGCTGTTTTGTTGTACAAAAAAGTTTTGGTTAAATGTTATTTTATTGACATATCTAGATATTACCCTTTCTTTTTGTTCATAATCATTCCATTCACAAAAATCTCCATCAATAACATCACCTTCATTTAAATTTGACATATAAATAAATGGTATTGGTGATGTATTTGAGTTATATTGTTGTGTCGGTATATTTGTATCTGATAAAATATTATTTTGACTCCACCATTGGCTTGGGATCTGAAAAAATAATGGTGTATTAAATTCGTGTCCTTGTTTTATTTTATTGGTCCAACCCCAATATCCTTTCCATATTGTTGTAAAAAATAATTCGGTTACTGGTCTTTTTTGGTTATCAATTAAGTTTTCTAAATTTATATCTTTATTAAAAGATAGTGTATAATTTTGACTACCTTCAAGTATTGATGTTCTAGGTAATGTTCCTGGTGTTGCTAATGTTGGTGGGTTACCATTGTTACCACCATAATATATTGGTTTTTCTAATTGTGTTTTTAATGTGAAAATATTATTATCAAATGAAGCTTTTGTTAAAACAGTATCTTCAACATCTGTTAATATTTTATGTTGTCTTATGTAGTATTTTGATTTTGTTTCAGTTACATTTTCAATATCTAAAACTCTTTTAAGGGTTCCTGTTGTTCCAACATCAAATGTATTACCTAAATAACCAATATTATATATATTAAAATAATAATCCTCACTACCTTGTCCTCCATTACCTAATGAGTCAATTGTAAAGATGTTTTCACCATTATAAGTTAATGTTAATTCAACATATTCACCATCATTTAATCCATGCTTCATTGGACATCTAAACTCTATATTACTATCTGCGTTTGATGTTATTATAAATGGTATTCCTTCATTTGCCACCCAATTCCAAGTTGTTAGTGTTTGTGTGTCGTTGGCTGTTAACTGTTTATTTGGGTTGTTACTAACTGGGTAACTAAGATAGTGTGTCCAGTTATATGTTGTTGCGTTTTTGTTTAAAAATTGTTGGTGTTCATTGGGTCCTATTGTATATCCTGGTTTGTTGTTATCAGTTCTAATTAAATCAAATTCAGTATATTGTGGAAATCCATACCAAGTATTATTTGTAGTGCCATTACACGCGATTTGTTCTACAGTTTCATTTAAATTAACATAATATAAATAATCAACGTATGGTTGGTAACTAGTATATCCAGAGTAGTAATTTTTAAATATAAATGAATATTTTGTTGTTGGTCTAAATATTGTTGATTTTTGTCTTTCGTCATCAAAAATTTGAGGTAGGCTAACATCAATAGCTCTATCGTACTCAACAAATTCTTTTGCTGTTTGTGATAAAGTTACTTTTTCAGATTCTGTAACATCACTAGATGTTTGGAATCTTTTACTACCTAATATTATTTTACTATTTTCATTGACAACCATATTATCCTGTAGTTTCTATATATAACTTTATGAATCTATCAATTGCTGTATTTCCATTATTTAAACCAAAATAAAAGTAGAATGGTGCTCCAACTAAGATACTCTCACCTGTATTTCCGTTTGTAATTTGTGGTATACTATTGTTTTGTGGTACTGGGTTTCCATTTGTATCAAAGTTTGTAATAAACCCAGGGTCTAAATCTCCGCCAGTTGTAAAGTATTGGTTTATATCTTCAAAATTTAGATTTTGATACTCGTTACTATAAAACCCACCTGAACTATAATCTGTATTCCAATTGTTGTCTTCTGTTCCAAATATAAAAGATGATGGTCCTTCCATTTTCCATTTATAATGTGGCACAACTTGGTCTTTTGGGTATCCAAAGTTTGTATATACACCACCACAACTTAAACTAGAGTATTCAATCCCTGGTGTTAGTTTTGTTCTATATATATACTCTTCTGTTGATGAAGAAAAGAAAATTCCAAATAATGGTCTTGGGTCTGAATTATCATCTTCACCAATAAATAAATCAATATTTCTATAATTTTCATTTAAGTATGGTGTTACTCTCCATTGTGAGTTAATTGCTAGTGCTTGTGCAAAATCACCATCTATTCTATCTCCCTTTCTATCACTATTAAAAAATTGTATTATACCTTTACCTTCTGAGGAGCCGCCACCTGGATTGCCAACTGGTAATAATCTTTGCCAAAATCCAGAATTTAATATTCTAGAGATAAAACCCATCTGTATTATATCTGAATTATCTTTGTAAGTTGTACTTCTTATTTGATCAACTAAATAGCCGTTAAAATTATCACTTGCACATATTTGAGATATGAATTTTTCCCTTGGTCCTAAATCCATAACTGTTGTTGGGAACTGTATTCTTTTATCATTATACCCATAACCTGGATAGTTGTTTATTAAGGTTTGTGGTATGTTTTGGTTTGGTGGTGACTCGACACCAATAAAGTTGTTCCCGTCCCAAGGTGAAGACCTATAAAAGAAACTATTTGTTATTTGATTAAACATTATTGTATCTCTACAATAGCTATATGTTGGTTCATCTGGTTGTTGTAATGTAAATTGTGCAACCTTATTAAAGGTAAACATATATAAAGCACCATTTAACCAGTTGTTTTGGAATGTTTGGGCAAATACACCTCTACATGCCGCAAATGTTAATAAAAATCTTGTTTTCCACTCAACTAATAATTCTGCATCTCTTTCATATAACCCATCAATTAGATAAATAGTTTTAAAAAATGGATTATTGGTTTCTTTACCATTTAATAGACAATAACAACCTTTTTTAACTATGTCGCTTGTTATTTCACAATTATCATTTACTGTTATTCCAGTACCATTACTAGATTCATAACATCGTACAGATACCATATTTTCACAACTTAAGGTTGATGTTAATGATTGTACAAATTCTGTTTCATCATATACTGCTTGTCCTTGGTTTTGGTCAGGCGCAAATCCAATTGATGGTGATGGTTGATTCCCGCCTTTAAAAATTTGGAATTTATTGTTTTGATGTAGTCCATAACTTGTGTAGTTTGTCCCGCTTGGGAAATCAGCCCCTTCTTCAACAAATGTTGATGTTGGAATTCTATCACTTCTCATTACAAGGTATTGTGGTTGACCTGGTGTTTGGTCAACTATAAAATCTACTGGGCTAGTTTGATAAAATGGGTATCTATAGTATGCGGGAGAGTATACTGCGTAATATCTAAATGAGGTATTACTCCAATAATCACTTTCTCGATCATCATTACTACCTAAATTAGTGTACATTGGTGTTGAGTCATTATTTAAATATGATGCCGTAAATGATCCCCCAGCATAGTAATATGTATTAGTATGTGTATTAAAAAATGGAACTGTTCCTGACCCTAATGATATATTTGGTAAAACTTGATTTCTATTTGTTGATAATATTGTTCCATTAGTATTAACTCCTATCTGATTTGTTGTTGGAAACGCATTAGCCCATGGTGTATAATTTAAGACATTGACTTCGTCAATATTAGAATAATAATATGGTAGTGTAGATGTAAAATCTTGAAACTTGTTTATAACTCCATCTGTTTCTCCTAATTTAAAATTATATGACTCAAAATATAGTTTATTATTACCTAAGTTGTTAAATGTGTAATGTGTTTTTGGTGTTGGCCCAACGCCAGTACCTTGTATTGGTATATTTAAATAGTAATCTCCTTCAACAACAACTGACCCATTTTCAGATGATTGTCCAAAAATAACCGATAAATCGTATTTATTTTTTTGTCTTGGTGAGTGTGGGTCAACACCTCTTGTTAAAATTATAACTTCAAAATCTTCATACCCTTGTATTTGTGTTATAGTTGTAGAATTACTATTGGTATTTGATGTTGTGTGTTTATCAACTGCTAAACCTTTAACTGTTAAACTACCATTACCATTTAGTGTTGATATTGTGTCACTAATTACTCCATTATTATCTATTCCATCTTTATTAACATAATAATATAAAGTTCTATGGTTTAAGTACTTATCTGGGAATTTATTTGCTGATAATTGTGTATTTGAGTTATTTATAAACTCGTTATATGTAAACCCTGTGATTACTTGGAAGTATTCAACATCTATTGGGTATTGTAAATAAGTTTCTTCACCTTCATTATGTGTCAAATAGTATGATACTTGTGGTGCGTTAGTTGAGCTATTAGTTAGATTAGCATAATTAACAAATACTGTAACACCAGTTTGTGTTGTTCCAGTAACGCCAAATGTTCCAAATTGGTTTTGTGTGCTTGCTGTTGTACTACCAAATGTGGTACCTGTTATATTTACACTACAGTTTGATAATTTTGTGTCTTGGAATGTTAGTACTTCTCCAACACCTAGGCTTTGTAAGGTTCCTGGTCTTGCTAAAATAACTAATGGTTGGTCATAATGTGATACTCCAATATTTTCTGGTTCATTAAATGTAACTTTAATTCTATTAACACCATCAAAATATTTTTGTCTATAATTAAACTCATTTAATTTTTGTGAATATGCTTCAGTTACTGGTTGTGCTGCGTATCTAACGCTATCACCGCCACCACTTACACCTTCTCTAAATGTTGCGAATAAAAATGGTTGTGGTGCGTGTAAAAGATATTTACTAGGTATACCATTTACTGTGTTGCCATTGTCTAATGATTCACTACCTGCTGCTAGTCTAATAAATCCAAGACCCGCTGGTACACCAACATTACCATCTAATCTTTGTCCAGCGCCTTGATTAACAAATGATCTATATTGTTTTTTTTCATTGCCACCATATTTAGGACTACAATCTTGGTCAAAACCTTCAAACCAAAAATTACCACGACATCTACCAGGTTCATCATCATCATCTAAAGGTTGGTCTAAATTTGGGTGTTGATTTGTATAACTACCAATTCTATTTATTGGTGCAAAAATAGAATACTGTGATGAAACGGTTGTTGGTACACCAGATGGTGTTTCTATTCCTGCGTTCTCACTACCAACTTCATTAACATATGTCTCAAATGAATTACTATCGAAATCATCACCTAATGGTGCGTTATTACATTCACAATCACAAGTTGAACAATCTGGATATGTAATCATTGGTAGACCAATTCTTGGGAAATTTTTTATTTTTAATGCTGCAATTATGGTAACCGCTAAAAACGCTATTGATAGTCCAACTATAAAAATTGCTTTAACAACTAAAACTATAATAACAAAAGATAATCTAATTGCTTCGAGTAGGTTTGTTATGTTAAAAACAACCCCAGTCCCAGCACTAAATAATCCTGATATCTCATTTGCTACATTGGCTATAGTTGTTGCAATTTCATATACAGCAAACCCGGCTTGGATCACAAAATAGGCACCTAATGCTATTAATAAAAACTTTAAAACTGGCCAAATTAATGCAACTAAATGTGCTAAGAATAAAACAACAAGAAATATTGGTGTTAAGAAGAAAAGTAATATGTTAAAAGTAAAAAATAAAAAATCGAAATTTCTAATAATATCATTTACTGGAAATGTATTAACGTCTGATTTACATCCTCTGTCATCAATTTCTTTTATACCTAAATGTTTTGCTCTACCAATTCCATTTTTGTATCTATCAATAAACATGGCTGTTGTATAGACCTTATTATAATTAAATTCATAAAAGGTATCTTCACAGTCAATAGCTGATTGTGGATTCACATAGTCATCCCAATCTAGACTAAATGAATATGATTTTAATAAATCAAAATACTCTTCATTATAAAAAGTATAATCAACTGTTGATGGTGTGTTTGGGTCAATAAAAACCGGTGTTATTTCAATGTTATCACCAAATGAAACATCAATTACTTGTGTGTCTCCAAAATATGGTTGTCCATTTATTGTTACACTATATGATGATGTATTTATTGCCTCATCAAAAACAATTCCTCCATTATTTGGTACGCTTATTATTGTTGAGGTGTTTCCGGGTTGTGTAATAAATGATAATGTTTGTTGTGTACCATTTTTTAGTGGGTCGTTGGCGTAACTACTACTATTCCAACCATATTCTTTAATATTTGGTACAAGATAATTTGCTCTTAAAAATTCATTTTGTAATCCACCTTCATTTTCCCATTTAAATTTAAATCTATATCTTGCTTTTGTTGGTATTCCAACTGATGGGTCTGTTGATATTGTCTGTTCTCCAAATTCATTTGTATAAATGTAATCCAAATTCATTGGTAGATTAACTAAATATGTTCCATTTCCATCAATAACTTTTCCATTATTATCCAAATCGAATTGTTCGAGTATTGGTCTTCCTTGGTTATCAATATTTATTGTTTGTCTTATTGATAATATTTGTCCTGGTCCTGAAACTAATTCACACAAATTACCAGTATTGTTTTTGGGTTTACAAGTGGTTTTTAACGCATCATCTTCTGTTGTTGATATAATTGAACCCATAAACACAGCGGTTGGGTTTATACTAATGTTTGCTTCAGCTGTTAAATCAAAATCGGTTCTAGTAATTCCTAGTTCACATATTTCTGGTTCACCCCATAATGGAGATATTTCAATAATTTTATTTATTGTTTTTACTTGTGGTAGTTCATTTAAATTAGTTGAAGACTTAAATTTAGATCCATTTACTTGTGATTCTGACGCTTGTCCTGCTTGTATTAAATCTTGTGGTGATAATGAAAAACAACCAATATCAGATAAGTCAACATCCATAAAAACAGTTTGACTACCTGTTGGTACGCCAAATATCATATAGTCACCACTATCATTTGTTTTTGTTGTAAACTTATAATACTTGTCATATACTTCAATATATGTTTGGTCTAGTAGTACGTCTTCTCTATTTGGGAATGTCCCTGTTGCTGCGTGACCATCATATGATGGGTCTCTAGATAATAAGTTATACCTATAGCCTTCTTCATTAACATCTGATAAAGATTCATATGGGTATATTTGTGTTATAACTTCGTTATTACTATCTTCCTCTGATAGTGGTATAAAAATAGATACTTTTGCGTTTGGTAGTCCAAAACCACCATTAACAGAAACTCTACCAACAACAACACCATAATCTGAACATTGTCTGCTATATATGTCACTTTTTAATATCTTAAGTGATAAAATATTTAATGTTTCAAAATCTTGGTCTAGTTGTACTCTTAGTGATTTATCTACACCTACTTTTGTTGATATTCTTTGCGATTTTGGCATTGATTTCTATTTCTTGATAAATAGTTTATTTCCTATTTTCAAAAAATAATCTTTTTCTAAAAAAAATAAATTATCAAGAGAAATTGATTCCTTTAAAGTTAAGAACTCTAACATTAATATCTTTATTTGGGAATCTTATTTGATAAGTTTGGGTTGGTTCCGCAAAAATTGTGTCAGCAATTAGTTGTATTTGTTTTGTTTCTGGGTCAGAGTATTTTTGTGATGTTTGAGATGATGAATACTGACCACCTACTTTATTAAAGAACAAAATATCAGACACACTAATGACACCATCTTCGTTTTGTATATTCTTACGTATTTCTGATACGTAAACATTTTCACCCATTTGTCTATTATTTGGTGAAAAGTATTCTGTCACAATATCAACAATCTTTGTGACTAGAGCTCCTTGATTTTGACTAGCATCTAAAACAACATCAACTGTAACACCTAAGTCAATAACATTTGCACTTTCAACTGATATATAATCATTTATCATTCTATAGTTTGATAAATAATTTGCAATATTTTGTTTTAATGTGTTTGATGAGATTTCAGTCAGTTTACCATCCTCATCATAAGATAATAATTTTATTTTTATTTTGTTATTTTCTTCTGTTATTGTTACTTTTGCCGGTGCTCCAAACTGTGAAGGCATATTTCTTATGATAGATTCATAATCATTAACTGTTACAGCTCTATTTTGTGCTGCAAAGTTAAATGAAACCATATTTCTAACTTCTTCTATTGTTGGTCTATTAGCACCACCAATTGCCGCTGTTAAATTGTTACATCTTAATGAATTTATAACAGTTCTATTTGTTGTTTCTTGTGGGCCATTTACTGCAAACGAAACAGTTCCAATTTGATTTATTACATTAACACCTAGGTTACTATTTGACCCACCTCCAGTTCTATATTGTATGAATAATGTTGTATTTGGTCTTAAAGCACTACCAAGTGCTAGATTATTTGAGTATTTTGATAAGTTTAAATCGTACCCATTTCTAGCGAACTCTCTAACTTGTTCTTCTGCTGAAACGTTTCCACCTCCAAACGTCATCTTTAAGAATCCTTCATTTGTGTATTCACTTATAAACTTATTATTTGTTGTAATGTATTTTCCAACTTTGATTCCTGGATTATCTGAAACTTTTGTTGGGTCTTCAACAAATACTCTATCTTCAGCTAAAGCTTTTACTTCATACCATCTATTATTTAATCCTAAGAATTCTTGTGTTGGTGGTATTGTTGTATATTGTGTTCCTTCTTTAACTAAAACACTTGTAATTCCTAATACATTTTTTTCTGGTAAAAATAGTTCTAAAAATGGTCTAACATCATTTGGCGTTATAACTCTTTTAAATACTTTTGTAATACCATTAACAACAACTTCTCTTTTTGTTATAGTATAGTTTAATAATCTACCACTTGTATCAAAATTTGGTACTTTTAGTCTATTTGGGAATCCTTCGGCATTAATAGCTGATGCAAAATCAATGTCATATACTGTTTCAAATATCTGTCCTGATCCAAGGGTTTGTGCACCTCTTCTTAAAACACCACAATATCTTAAATCTTCCTTATCCCCAAAAGCCGGTACTGTTATTGAGAAATCAACTAGAGCGACTGATGGTCTTTGTCCGGGAATTTTTAATCCGTAAGTTCTTGCTATATTATATATTGAAGATCTTTGTTGTGCAAACTGTAGAACTGTTTCTTGTAGACTTCTATCAATATGAAAATTTAAATTGTCGGTTACCGCAGCATTTAAATCTAAAAAAACAGAAAATATACCAGCGTCATTAAAATTCTGTATTAAATCTGGATAATACTGTCTTGTAAAGTTAATTAACTCTGTTCTTACCGATTCAAAGTCTCTAGTAGTATATGATATCTTTTTATCTGCCATATATATTAAATATTAATAATAAGAAAATCGCTAGATTCTAATGCTGAATTTGTTATTTTATAATCAATCCTAACTTTTGCCGTATATTCTTTTTGGGCTAAGCCAGGAACTCTAAATTCTCTTTGACCTTCTGAGTTTATATATGTTGCACCAGCATTTTCAGTATCTTGACTGGCTTCAGTTATTTCTATATTTGTAACTCTAACACCTGGAAGGTATTGACCAATACTTTGTCTAATTTCAGCATCAATATCGGAGAATGTTGGTCCGTCTAATGGTTCAAAAATAAACTCATATAGTCTAGTACCAAAATCTGGTAAATAATATCTTGACCCTTTTCTAGTTAATAATAAATGTATTATGTTACTTCTTATTTCATCATCAGAAGTATCTGTAACACTTAAAAATCTACCAATTGTTGATTGTGAAAAAGGAAATGTTATTCCATATGTTGTTCCATTTGCCATATCTAATAAATATAATGTTAAGATATTTTATATAAATAAAAAAATCACTAGCTTTGTAGTGATTCTTTTAAGTTTGTATTACCTTTTTCATATAGTGGTTCATATGGACAATGTCTACATCTTGACCCACAACATTTACCCCTCTTAATGTGAAAAGATTCGGTCATAACTATATTACCAAATTTATCTTTATAAAAATCAGGTTCAGGAGACTTTTTATTAATCTCCTGAACATATAATTGTTGTACCCAATCTTTTGATGCACTAACTGTCATAACTTATACAATTTCACAAGCTCCACCAGCACATGCTGCCTCACCTCTAAGGTCTGTATTATCTTGTAATTCAACAATCTTTGTTAAATCAACATTTTTTAGGGTTGACAATAGTTTGTCAAATGTTTCAGAATCACAATCTTCAAATGGTGCTTGAGTATATGTGTGGTCTGAGTATGGTAGTACTGATAATCCATTATAGAATTTTCTGTTTTTCCACATCCAATCACCAACTAAGTCCCACTCCTCTTGTTTGATTGAAATTGTTGCTGACACATTGTGTGTGTTTTGTCCTGACCTATGACCAGATCTAATCCATTCTTGTGATACTTTTTTAACTCTTTCAAGCATTTGGAATACTGATTCATATCTTAAAATTGACCCTTCTGGTGCTTTCTGAGGTATCGTAATTACCGCAGTGTCGTGAGGTCTAAAAAACTCATCTTCAACTAGTTCTGGGTGGTTAATTGCTAAGTATGAATAGATTGCTTCATTCTTTCCAACTCTAATTCTTCTTAAGTAATAGTCATTGTGCCAAGCGTGAATACCTGATGAAGTTCCTAATACAAGTGATGAGGTTCCAGATGGTTTAACAGTTGTAGTTCTAGCGGCTTTATTAATTCCAATTAGTTCTGCAACTCTTTCATTTTCTTCTTTAACCGCTTTAGCTGCTGCTTTCATATCATAACCCAATACAACACCAGATCCAATCCCTGTCATTCCTACACCAATAAGTGCGTCTTTTTCAGTCGTTCTTTTCCATACGTCTCTTAGGTAGTGGAAGTCTGTATACCCAGCTTGTAATGTTCCAATAAATGCTGCTCCTTTAACTCTATTTTCAAAATCTTCTTGTGATTCGATATCTGACGCATTTACTTCACACAAGTTACAGAACTGGTATGGTCTAAGTGCAATTTCACAACAAGGATTTGTTCCCCAGTCTTTATCATTTGATAAATAGATTCCTGGTTCACCTGCTCCAGATAATTCAATTCTTTTCCAAAGATCCATAAAGTATTCTTGTGTTACTTTGTGTCTTAAAAGAACTGCAGAATTATTGGCTCTACCTCTTTGTGGGTTTTTCTCCCACCAATTTCCTGATTTACAAGAAATCATTTCATCATCATCTGCTGAGAATAATGATATAAGGGCTGCTCTACGAATACCTCCGGCTAGTACTGCGTCTGCAATATGACATACAATATCGTGAGTTTCAATGGGTGACAATTTGTCACCATCTTGTTTTGCGTCTAATACTTTCGTAATGTGGTGAATACAATCTTTTAATGGTTGTGGTCCCGGTGCTTTACCACCAGATGTTACTAAAAGGGCTCCTTTTTGACGAATATCTGAGTAGTCAAAAACCGGTGTTGACGCTTTTGTTCCAAGGTATGATTCAATTAATACTTTAACTGCGTCTGCCCAACCTTCAATTGAGTCACCAATTAAATATCTTCTAGTTCTTTTTGGGTTTGGTTTTCTAATTTCAGGTAGTTTATCTACGTGATGTTTTTGTACTGAAAACCCAACACCTGTTCCACCTAAGAGTAAGAACATTGTCTCAGCAAAGGCGTCTGTATGATCGATTGGCATATATGCACAATTATAAACTCTATTTGGTGAAATCTCGATTGGTTTACCACCAAACTGTAAAGACCTCATAGATGGTAATATTTTTTTATCATATACCATTTGATACACTTGTTCAATTTCCCCTTTAATTTGTGGGTACTTTTTTTGGTGCATTTCTTTATTTCTTGTTACTAATTCTTCCCAAGTTTCTCTTCTGCTTAATTCTGGGATGTATTTAGCGTACTTCATGTAGACAGTTACGTCACTTAATATTTTTTGTGAAATATCCATAATTTTAAAAATTTAAATAATTTATTTTAATTTTTTTTAGTTTCTTCTCTTTGTTTTCTTTTTTCCATCAAGTCTTTAACTCTTTGTCTTTGACGTTCTTCTTTTTGTTCTTCAAGACCTAAGAATGTTGTGGTGCTTTCGGTGTCTATTTCTAGCATAGCGTTGTCGAATTTGCAATTTTCAAAAACCACACCATCATCTCCAATTCTAGATTTGGTAATTGCTATTGTGGCTAACTTCATTTCTTTTTGTTGTAGTGATTTTGCAACAGATATGATAACGTGACCTACTTGAGCTTTTTTAATTGACCCACCCATTTGGTCTGTTGTAACAACATCTGATGAAATTGATGATCTATTACCTTGTGTTGCTGTCCATCCTACAATATTCATTTCATGACACATCGCTTCAAACGCTCTCATAACAGAACCCTCACTCTTCCACTCATCCCCTAAATTCTTGTCTGGAACGATACAATCGATATAATCTAACACTACCATGTCAATTTTTGTACCATCTGCGATAATTTTTCTAATCTCATTTTTAATCTGTAACATTGTCTTTGTATCAGATGGTAACTTCTTTAGTATTAACTCATTATTCATAGTATTTTTGATTTCATTTACACTATTCATAACCTCATCTTTCTTTTCTGATAACTCGTCTGGATGAATCTTTGTCCATAGTGTAAAATGTTTCCTTTGAATCACCTTTGGGTTGTCCTCAAAAAATACTTGAAGTACGTTAAACCCTAGATTAAATGCGTGATTTGAAATCTTGGTTAATACTGTTGACTTTCCTACTCCTGTTGGTGCTAAAATAACTCCAATTTCCCCTTTAGCTAAACCACCTTTTAACAATCTGTCAATCCCAGGAATTCCCATTGGTATTGGGTGTCTATAATCATCCTCAAGTACTTGATCTAGGTTTGAAAATACATCTAACATTGTTGTGTCTTTTGACCCAACTAGAAGGGCTTCTCTTACCATTTCTTCTAGT